GGAACAAGTGGCTCGTAATACATGCGAGGCATACCTGTCCAAAAGTAAACTTGGAAATCGTCTCCAGCCGCACTCCAGAAGTCCATTATCGAGGCCGTCGACCCATTCGCATAAATGCGATAGTCGAAATAGGGGCCAATCAACTCTGTTGAGTTGGTGTAATTTTGGATCTTTCCGGGTACGAAACGATAAGATGAGTAGAACGGGGACTCAAATTCCAAGGTGGGATTGACAAGGGAATGCGTAAAAGCAGTTCCTGTCGCTCCCGGAGGTGGGATCTGCGCGGAGAACACTCCATAAGGCCACGAAACAGTGGAAGCACTGGCTGCACTGTTCGGACCTGGATAGGAGTCTTGCGTCTCAGAGAAAAACGTGTACTCTGGAGCATCAGAATCGGTTAAGCCTCTACCAACATACATAGTAAGTGGGTGGCTGGTATCGATCTGACCGCGTGGTAAGATTTTCCATCTCATGGAACCCCTCCAACCGGCGAAACCGCTAGTAACCCATTGCAGCAAAGTCGTGTTACAATAATTGTACGGACCTGTTGCGCTAAAGTTTATAGCGCCAGCTACGTTTCCGCGTAAATACGGAAAAGCTGGCATTGATCCTCCGATGACAGTGTCACCGGCGGATAGTAAGCCTTTGGAGTTGTGGAGGGTGAATCGTTTAAGCAACGGTCTCATGGAAGCAATTGCTTCTCCCATGAACACGTGGGTGAGCTTGTCGGATTCGGAAGAAGCCATGTGCACTTGATCAACATTATTTTGGATCGGTGCCGATGGTTCTTCGGTGTTTTCTTCTATCGGGTCAACCTCACCAGATTGCGGTTTGAAGGTGAAACGTTGGAAATAATCTCCCGGGGCGAACAACTGAAAGTCGTCGCCTGCGGAAACAAAAACATTTATAGAGATGTCGTTGTTTGCAATGCTGTTAGGCACTGTGAGTTCGTTCAAAACGTATACTCCTATCACGCCATTGTGGCTAGGAATTCCATTACTTGAAATCTTGGTAGTATATGGAACCGTGCTGAATAGAGAAGAACGAGGATTTGATCCTGGTCTCAA